TACAGGGAATAGGTGGCGTCGGCATCATCGGTCTCTTTGAGGTATGGGTATCGCTCGGAGTCGAACGGTCCGTCCTGGGGGCGGCGACGATGGATCGAGGTCTCTGACCAACGATCTACGTACGGGCAGTGCTCGACGAGTTCTCGGTAGGTCCGGATGCCGACGTACGTGATCTCGACATCAGGCTGTCTAAGCTTCCAGCCCTTGGCCACCGGGAGTGTGCAGAGAACGTCGCCTAACCCGCCGGCTTCTCTGAGGAGTCGCACCTTGTACAAGACTGTTCTCCAGCTCTCTCTGTCTGAGCCTGAGCATGGCGTGGCTCAGCGTTGATCCAATCGCTCTGGGTGGTCTCGCTAAGAATCCAAGCACATTCCTTGAGCCAGACCTTCTTGAACATACAGAGTGCAGGGTCGGAGTTGTGGATGTCTCCGGTGTGTTGCTTCGAGACTACTCGACACCCTCCACCACAGTAGTTCCGTGCCCAGCACGATGGACACTTCGTTCGACAGTACCACCTGTTGTCCTTCCACTCTTCTCGAGCTTGCTCGCTGATTCCATAGGCTAGACTTCCGATGGGGTCCACGCCCTCACGGTGACACGGCAGGATATCACCGCTAGGATTCACGGCGTAGAATCCCCAGGCAGCTCCACACTCGGAAGGCTGTGGCATTCTCCGAGCCAGCCGTCTCAGCGTGGCTTCGAAGTGGAAGAACCGAGGATTGTAGCTGGTCTTCCTACGAGACACGAACCACTCGGCGGCCTCGTAGTACTGTCTATTGACAAGCTCTCGATGTTCGTCCGAGGTCCCGAAGATCATCTGCTTCTCGCCGATATTGTGGCAGGAGGTCTCGGATAGATTCAGAGGCTCGACGGATACTGATCCCGCCATCCCCTTCCTCACCAACTCGTTGGGGAACTCTAACCTCGAGACCAGCTGAACGTCGTCGGCCCCGAATGTTGCTCGAAGCGTGGTCCTCTTAGCCAAGCCAGGATAGTCAAGCATCTTTTCGAGGGCCTGCATCGTGCTCTCCCAGGAATTGAAGGTGTCTCTCCTGGCCGGGCGATTCTTGTTGTGGATGTCCTCAGGTCCATCTATCGAAATGATCATGGAGAAATTCTGCTGACTGAGGAAGTCGAGCTTTTCCTTATCGAGACATGTCCCGTTAGTGGTGATATGAAGATTCAGGTACGACTGCCTCATCTCGGCTAATGATCGTGCGTACAGGGCTCCTTCCTTGACAAGCTTCCACGACTTGGGAAGAGTGGGCTCCCCACCGAAGAAAGAAATCCCGAAGCGGCCCCTCTTACCAAGCTGAGGAATACCGTTGAAGTAGTGATCGATCGCCTGTTGAAGAACAGTGGGTGTCATGTACTTGAGTTCCTTCGTCGCGGAGTAGTGACGAACGAAGCAGTAACGACATCCGAGATTGCAGTCATGGCAGACGTTCAGACAGAGCTGTACCGGGAACGGCCTGACGAAGTAAGGAAAGTTGGGGGCGTCGAAAGAAGCAGCCGGCTCGGTATCCCACTCCTCTAATTCGAAGAGCTCCATCGAGTTGGGATCGTAAGCTAACCTCTTCCCATGGGTGCGAAGAACGTGTATCCTAGCGTTCTCGGCGGGGTATCGTTTGAGGCGGGGGGACTTCTCCACCGCAGGGTTCAAGGACTGCATTGTTCTACTCTCCTTTCTTTCTCAACGCCTCTTTAGTTAGGGCGAGGAGATTGAGTCAACCTTGGCATTGTCAGTGTAGCCAGGTCCTTGTACATTCAGACCGAGAGAGTGGCTCGAGTACTCTCCAGCGACGGCCACGCTTCGAACAGCCGAGTGTCCGTCGAACTCGGCCTTGACCTGAGTTGGTGTGATGATGAGCTTCAGCGTCCCCGATTTTGAGAAGAGATCAGTCGTCCAGCTTCCTGCCCACACGGTCACGTCGGCGTAACCCGAGACCGAGATTCTAGCACCCGTGCGTCCCTCGAAGTACCATTCAGGTTCCTCTCCTTGCCACCGGCCCTGAATCAACGCCCACGCGGTCAAACCCTTCCCGCCTTTGACCGAGCCCCAAGCAATATCTGCACTGTAGATCGGGTCGTAGGGATAACCAGAGTATTGTGCGATATAGCACGGGAGTGTGAAGGTGGCTGATTGATCGGGGTTCCTTCTCTGATCCGCCCAACTAAGGCTGCCACTCGAATTCCCCGCCTTGAGCTTTACCTCCCCGCCGACGATTTCGAAGACGGGTGTCTCGGCGTCAATCCAGAGTGAGAGGTCACCGCTGAATCCATCGTTCGGCCACGTCCCGTACTCGTAAGGCTCGGTCGAGACACCCTGAGTCTCAGCTGATCCGGAGGTACAGTCGTGATCACAGGTCGTCTCGCATCCGGTGGACTCGCACTGCGACTCGCAGTACATCTCGCAGCAGGTCTCTTGACCAATGGCTCCGCCCGGGAGCATGATCATGCAGAAGACCATGCAAGCCTGGAGTGCGCAAGGAGGCCCGCCCTGATCTGCGGCCGCGGCGCAGAGTAGTTCGCACACGTTGACGCAGGACCCTTCACACGCATACTCGCATGTGAACTCGCAGCCGGTCTGAGTCCATATCTCGCAGACCGACTCGCATCCCGTCTGACACTCGGTCTCACAGGCGGTAAGACATCCGGCCCAGACAGGAAGACGAAGCTCGAACTCGATCTCGTCCATCTTGGCGTCAGCGCCTGCACCGGGACTGTGCCTCAATCCTACTACGTCGCCTTTCTGACCAGAAAGGAAGTAGTCGGTTAGATCGAGAGAGACCCAGTCTCCACGCTGAAGGTCGAGCTCGGTTAGATAGGTCTTGAAACTTACTCGTCGACGAAGACGCCTCCGCATAGCCAGCCAGAACGACGCGATGCTAGAGACGTACTGCTTCTGGCCGTAGGCCCAGAAGTCGTATCGCTCGGCCCTTCTACCATAGGCTGCTTCAGCCGCGGTGTCCCGAACCGTCAGCTCCTTCTCTTCACCACGCTCGTTCCATACTGCCACGATCTCCGAAAGGACGTAATCGAAGTCGTCCCACGAGAGCTTCACTGAATCAACCGTGATCTCGTCGTCACCCGTGATAGTAGCGGCGACAGACCCAGCGCCGGTCCTGAGGAAGCCGATAGTAGCGAGACCGTCTTCCCACTTGAACTCGGACCGAGCCTGGAAGCCCATGTCAGCACAGAGGTCCATGAGGTTTCTTTGACTGCCGAGCGCGAAGCCGAACCGCAGCCAGCCAGTCGCGGACTCAACCGATGAGAATGCAGACATGTCTATCTCCGAGGCGCCCACTCCTCCCCAGGTCTCGAGGAACTTCTTGATAACGGCGGCGGGATTCTCGATGACAGTTCCCGACCCGTCTCCCACGCTGTCGAGTCCCTCGATGTCAACCTTGATGTCGTTGGTGGAAATCTGGTAGCCCGGGATGAACTTCGGTGGATTGTAGAACGTGATGGTGGTACAGTTGTGGCCGAGAACCCCGACGAACTGCGAGTCATTGAGGTTCACATCGTAGTGTTCAGGGTGGATTACGATGTCGCGGTCTTCCTCGGAATCAGCAACCTGACCGATGAGATACGCGTCTTCCCAGTTCGGATTCGGGATTCCGGGTACTCCACCGCCAAGGCCGATTCGATTGAGAACCGTCTCGGTGTCGGTCTGGAGCGATAGTAGCTTCTTCCCGTGAACATAGACGTTGTTGACCCGGGCCGACGGGTACTCGTTCACTATCCAGGTGTACTGATCGAGCAGCCGATAGCACTCAGAGCCCGCGTCATGAGCCGTAGGAATCCCGACGATCGAGTACCCATGTCCGTAGGGAAGAGTATAGACATGACCGACACATGTAAAAGTATCGCCTTCGATGAACGTCGGCCCTTCAAGCATGAACTCGGGCATGTAGTAGATGGTCTTCGAAGTGCCGTCGTATCTCCAGATCTTTCTCCACTGCCACCCCGCTGCAGAGTAATCGGGTCTCGGAGTATTGGAGACCGAGATGGGAACTTCTCTGAAGGCGGGATTGATGTACCCGGGGACCCAGGTCTTCACGTAGAACCCGGTGTACGCGTTGTCCCCGTCAGCGGGAAGGTCACCGTCTATGAAGGCGCCGTTGTACTCCGGGTGAGAGCCCTTGACCGTACCAGTGTAGATCGCTTCGCCTCTAGCTAGAACCGTGAAGGTTCGGCCGTCGATGGTACCTCGAACTACTTCCTCATTGATCCGAAGAGTAAGCTCGGTCCCGGGGGCCATATCCTCGAAACCTTCGATGAACCAGTTATCGATCTGAGATGCCGATACCGGGTTCATCAATCGCCCAATCTTACCCATTGTGACGTTCACAGGCTCGACCATCTGCGGCTTCCCAACGCAGATGGGAATCATTCGACCCTCGTGATTCTCGGCGATGTCGGGGAAGTCATCGATCGTGGCCAGCACTCCTACTGTACGATTGTAGTGCACAGCCTTGGAGACGAGGTCAAGCGTGATCTTCCTATTGTTCTCGTCCCAGTCGAATGGCCCGGAGACGAAACCGTCGATCAGTGTGACAAGGTCAGTCTCGAGAAGCCCGGCCTCGGTCCAGAACTGATACATCGCGACAGGCTTGTCCTGGACTTCGATGTCGTCGAAGTAGGAGAGGAGTGAGCGATCGTGGTCCTGGAGTTGGACCTTCATGTCCGTGACCGGGAGCTGTTGATTTCCACGGACAATGGCTCGGTCCATGAGACCCCAGTTCACGACTCGTGCGTCCATTCTTCCAACGGCCGCCTTGACTTGGTAGTCGTCGAACGCCTCTCCTATAGCGAGGAAGGTCTGGCTGATGTTGCCGTCGAACTCGGTCAACCACGGACCGCCGCCATTGTAGTTGCCGACTGCGAGGTTCTTCGTTCCAGTCTGTCGGATGTGCGTCCCGAGGGAACCCTGCCAAGTTATTGTCTGAGCTACGCCATCGACGTAGATCACGACCTGTTCGTCGGGGGTGGCCTGAGTGAGGTCAACAACAATAGCGATGGAGTGCCACGCGTTCAGGGAAGGAGCGGGGAAAGATGCACCCGCCGTGTGGATAGTTGTGCCGACTTTCGTGTCGAGGTTGAACCGGAGGACAGTTGGCGTGAGGAAGAAGAGGAGCCAGCCGGTCCCGTTCCCCATCTCCGCGAAACATCCAGCGTCGTTCTCTCCATCGGATAGCGCCTTGGCGTTGATGATGAAGGTGAACTTCTGCTCGTTGTCGAGATCGAACCACTCGTCCGTCTTGTCGGTATGGTAGTTGCTTGTACCTCCCGTGAACTTCAGACTGGTCGTACCGCCGAATGGATCAGGTGTCGAGGTGTCCCAGATACCGCTGGCTGACAGAGTTAGATCACGAGCGGCCGTACCTTCCTCGTTGTCGGCTGTGACGCCGGAACCTTCGTCGAATTTCCACATAGCCCCATCGAGTGAGGCATAGTCTGGAAGGTCAGCCCAGTCGAAGTTCCACGGTACAGTGAACTCGGAATCCGAGAACCACCGTGTCCCCAAGGCACCGCCGGCCATGAGCTTGACAAGATTACGAGGCTTAGCCCCAGACGACAGCGCTTCAGCCTGGGCCCCAGATGAAAGTGTCCGGACCACTAGCCCACTACCTCCAGTTGAAAGCGGATAGACCAGCCAGAGTCACGATCCTCGGTGAAGTCGAGAGTCGCATTGACGAACTTCACTGTCCAGTCAACATCGTTGTGATCTCTGAACGTGAACTCCTCCATGATGCCATCGGACGTATTCTCGAAGAAGTCCTCGATGTCATCCTTCTCGTCGTTGGTCAGATAGGTCAGACGGATGTCAAGGTACTCGACCTTGATACCCTTGTCGTAGTTGAACCTGGTCCCGCCTCGAGTCCGGCCGAGCACTTGGAACATGGTATGCCTGTTCATGTTCCCGAACTCTGGAGAACGAGAGATGTCTTTGTCGACGGCACCTTTGATGAAATGGCATCCCATCGTTTATATCCTCCCCCGCTTCCGAGCCGTGGCAATCTCGGGGATGATGACTGAACGAGTCAGCTCTCTCCCGACAGGCTGGCCAAGCAGCGTGAGATTGATGTCACCTTCGTAGTGGGTCGTGATGTGAGTCGGAGAATGATGCTCCGTAGTACCACGACCCGGTCCTGCCTCGGCGCCAGGCTCCCGTGTAGTGGGGCTTCCGGCGATCGAGACGCCAAGTTCGCCAAGGCCTGCCAGCTCTTCCCTCATCTTCGCAATGAAGGCTCGCATCTGAGCCTCAGCTTCTGGTAGCCCAACAAGCTCGACGTTCCACTGAAGATGTCTCTCAGCAAACGTCTTCAGATCAGAGAGGTCCTTCCGGATATTCTCGAAGGTATGCTGTGCCTCTTCCAGCAGTCCCTTAGCGCCCTCCTCTTGCTCCTCCCAGGCGATCTCGCCCAGTTCCTGCAGGTCCTTCATTCCCTCGATGGCTGCCTCTCTGAAGTTCTCGACGATGCCGTACCCAGCCTCGCCTTCTGCTATCTGGACATCAGCAATGTTGCGATAGAGTTCGGCCGACTCCTGCTGAAGTCGAGCGAATTCATCGTAGTCGGATCGAGCCAGTGCAGCGGCAGCTTCTTGAGCACGGGTTCTGGCCAGATAGTACTCAGAGACTGCTCGTGTTCCTTCGTCAAGGCCGCCCAACTGCGGGTCAAGGATGGAGCGATCGATGGAACGAGACCAGTCGGCGTGTCGTTCCTGGAGGTTCTGAAGTCTGTCCTGATGTCCCTTGACCTCGTCGAACTGTTCTTTCAGCGCGTCCCGAAGATAGCTTATCTGGTCGATGTAGTTTTTCTTGAAGTCCTGCGTGGCTCTTTTCCAGTGATCTCTCTTCATGGCAAGAACCGCGGCAGCATGTCGCTTCTGTTCTGCGACGAGATTCGCCTCAGCGTCAGCTATCTTTCTGAGGTACTCCTTCGCAAGTTCTGCGTTCTTCTTTCGTGAAGCCATTCTCTTGATGAGCTCGATGTTGCCTTCCTTCATGGCCTTGTTGAGAATCTCTTCCTGACGGAGAGCCTCGGCTCGTGCAGCCGCCTGAATCTTGGCTACGTCCTCGTGAGCCTTCATCTCCTTCGGGGCCTTGGCTATCAGATCGGCGATCTTTTCGTCAAGCTGGGTGTACTTGGCGATGAGCGACCCGACAGCAAAGCCCGCTGCTCCTACCGCGATTCCCATAGCTGCCCAAGGATGGGCCTTCGCTAGGTTGACCAGGTGAGGCAGGCCGTCCATGGCTGTGAAGGTCAGGCGGAGCAGCTTGTCGGTGAGCCAGACGACCTTCCCACCGTACTTGGCTATGAAGCTCACCCCTGTCGAGAGCGCGAAGGTCACGGCCGCGATGGACAAGGCTGTTGCACCCCAAGCCGCAATAGTCGCAGCGTTCTCCTTGACCCAGCTCATCCACTCGGCCTTGTTCTTCTCTACCCAGTCGGTGAATTCGATGAGCTTCGGTAGAAGAGCCTCGCCGAGTGTGATCATGACGTCCATGAAGAACGACTTGATCTTCTTCAGCGCACGGCCAGCGGTCTTGGCCATCTTTTCGTACGCCTCTGCCGATGCACCTTGGCTCTTTACGTTTGCTTCGATGATACGACCGAACTCGTCAGCCTGCTTTCCAGCCAGGGATGACACGGCTGTGAACGCACGAACATTCGGGAAGAGGGCAGCCAGCGCTTCAACATTATCACCAGCTGCCTCTTCTATCTCACGAAGAGCGACGCCAAGACCCTTGGACTTGAGAGCTGTAGCCGAGAGCTCGACGCCGAGTTCTTGGGCAATCTCCTGGGCTTCTTTCGTCGGAGAGATGAAGGTAACGATGGCCTGCCTGACCGCAGTCACTGCTTCGTCGAATTGGATACCACCCTTGGTCAGGGTAGCAAGCGAGGCCGTCAGCTCTTCGAGTGGGATGCCGGCGGTAGCAGCGATACCCGTCACCCGACCCAACCCGGAAGCCAGCTGTGGGAAGGTCAGCACGCCCTCTTTGACCGCGGAGAAGAAGATGTCCGAGACCCGCTCAGCCTGATCAGTACCCATCCCGTAGGCGTTGAGTGTCTGGACGATCCCACGAAGAGACGTGTTCACGTCGGTGACGCCCGCAATAGCCGCGCGGTTCGCGACGCTCAGGAGCTCGATGGACTCGGTCGCATCAACACCAGCTGACAAGGTGTTGTAGAGCGCGGTGGTCATCGTACTATGTGACTCGCCGAATTCGACCGACAGCGATCGGACGCCGTCCTCGAGATTCTGCATATCGACGAGTGTCGTGTCCACCAGTGTAGAGACCTCAGCCATCCCGGTCTCGAAGGAGGTAGCAAAGTAGAGCGCTGCACCTCCGGCTGCACTTAGGGCTAGGGCCATCCTCTTGGAGGCGCTAGCGACTTTGTCAGCCGTATTCTCGACGGTCTTGGCCACCTTGTCGAAGTTCTCGTAGAACTCCGAGGTGTCAGCGGTGACCTCGGCGACCAGCTTTTCCACGAACGTTGGCACGCTTCTTCCTCTCCTTATCGTCCTCACGGTTGCGCAGGGAATGGTACGCAACCATGTACTGCTGGCTAGTCAACGGCAGCGAGTAGAATCTCTCGAGGTCTATCTTGAACCGATCGCATGTCGCAAGAACAAGATAGAGCGTCGTCCTACCGCTGCCGTCTATTCCCCCTCTCCTACGAGGTCCTCCATCGCGTTCTCGATCTGGGCCTTCTGCAACCCGGAGACCTCCGAGATCGCCCGCTGCAGAAGGATGATCTCTCCCGTCGTGAGCGGGAAGTCCTTCAACTCCTGGAGGATGGATGTCGCGAACTGCTCTTTGTTCTTCTCGTCGTTCGGATCACCCTCCGACTCCCACTCGATCTCGGTGTCGGCCCGGAGCCCGTGGTAGATCATGAGAGCCGACTCGAGCATGTTGACTCGGCGATTCTCCGTCTTGTACCCGGGGTCCTCTTCGTCGCGATGCTTGGCGACCTTCCCCTCCTTGTCACGGAGTATCTTGCCCTTTCGGTCACGGGCGAACTCCAGGGGAGGCGTGGGACGAGGAAGACCTCTGCCGAGTTCTTCCATCGCCCCGAACGCCAGCCCCTTGACTCGGAACGTGAACTCACCTATTGGGACAGTCTTCTCGGGGAGACTGCCACGCTTCTTTCCACCGTGCTTCATCGCTCCTCTCCTCTCAGTGGTCGCGTCCTATTACGCGACCTTTTCGAGTGTCGGGCCCGTGACGAACGCGGTCCCGTCAACCGTAAGCGTGTTGTACTCGTCGCCCTCGGCGAACTCGATCGACTCGTAAGCGAAGTCGTCGAGCGTAACCTTCTCGTCGTCCCCACCGTCGGGGTTGTCGATCGTGAACTCGAGGTTGACTGCGTACACGTCGCTTGCTGAGGTGCTCTGCCAGGCGGCTGCGTTGCCGATCTGCTTCAGCGCCTCATATGGGGTAGCGGGCTGCCCTGAGCCTCCGATGTACTCCACGAACTTCAGCGTGAAGCTCACCGCAACAGGGTCCTCGTCTCCCGGTCTTCGATGGTCGAGTGCTCCGCGATCGAGGACGTTGATGAGGTTCTGAGTCTCGCCGACTGTGAGGTCTCCCTCATCCAGTGCGACAGTGATCTCCTCAGACCCTCCGTCCTTGATCTTCAGCTCTCCATCTCGGAGATTTCTGGTCAATGACACTAGCTCTCACCTCCCCTCTATGTTCTCTTAAGAGTCCCTGAAATACGAACCGAGTGTTGCTGAAGGTCCAGCTCATTCGGCACATCGCTAACAGATGCCTCCCTCAGTCTGAGGAACCGTTCTGGAGTTCCTGCGACCGAGATGTTCTTGTGCTCCAGCATCGAGACCACCGCATCAGAGATGGTGTCGACGCGATATAGAGAAGTCCCGAACTTGCAGAAGACGTTGATCTCTACATCGATGTCACGGAACTCGACCTCGGGGCTTCTCATCGCAGCCTGGTCGACATCGCTCATGCTGACCTGAATCCACTCAGAATGATCCTGAGTCTGGAACTTCGAGCCGGGCCAGTGCACCTCGGTCTCGGTCCAGTTGTCCTTGATATAGGTCCAGAGTGCTTTCTTCGCATCTTCAAGCATGGCTCTCTACCTGAACAGTTCCGCGAACTCTTGTCGAAGCTTCCGTCGCGTGATCTTCATTCCCGGCCTGAGCATCCCGCGAGGAGCTTGCTTACTCCATCCGAACTCGAGCCTGAGGATGTACGGTACGTGGCTAGCAACCTTGATCGTGAAAGCCCGTCCCGATTTAGACTCGTCCCAACTCCCCTCGTCCTCGCCTTCCTTCTCGGCAGCCCGTGAATAGTTGGCCGTAACCTTCCCCGCTCCTGGTACTGCTCCAACCACCTCTCGGAGATAGGGCATCCAAGAACCACGAGCGAACCCGGTCTTGATCGGCGTCAGCTTGATGACCTCGCCCAGTAGAAAGAACATGACGTTCCGAAGGGTCGGCTCCTTCTTGACCTCGGCCTTCTTCAGCACCCGCTGAAGGTCCTTGTTGAAAGCCTCTGTGTGGAGCTCCACATTCATGATGCGAGACTTGGCCGACTTTCTGAAGGCCTTCGATCTCCTACCCGGCATCGTCAGTCTTCGACCCTTGATCGCCATTACAGCTTCTCACAATGCAAACGATGGAGAACCTTCAGCCCGTCATGGTCCGCGTTGAATACGTTGTACTCTTGCGAGTCGTCATCTACTACCGAGTCGATAGTAGAAGGATCGATCCCGGCAGACTCGATGTGAGCCTGCTGAATGTAGAAGAAGTACCGGCGGGTCTGAATAGCGTCCGTGCCCCGCTCGTCCTTCCTCTCCTTGTAAGCCGTCCTCACGGCGTAGAGCGTGACGTCCGTCGGGTCAGGCGCGACCTCTCCGGTCTCCACGTCCACGACAGGCGCCGCAGCATTCAACTTCAGCGTCACCTGCTTCCGCCAGTACGGCCAGGCCTGAACCAGCGCATCTTCGACTACGCTCTTGAATGACATCTATACAATCCCCAGTTGTGGGACGTCGTTGTGGTAGTTGGCGAGGAGACGGTCGACCGCTTTGTTCCCGGTCGTCCCCCCTGTTTCTGTCCCGCCAGATTCCTCGAGAGTGAACGAGAAGTCGCCAAGCTTCGCCGACTTGATGTCACCCTCGGTCGAGATACCCTCTGTGATGTCGTCCATCTTCTGAGCCGCCAAGATGGCGCAAGCCTTCGCGATGTTTCGGGGAGTCTTTTTCCATCCCCACTTCCCGGTGATCTGGACGTTCTGATTACCCTTGGGCCAGATCGGAGCATCGTCTCCCCACCGAGCACTTGCTCGCAGAGAGATGTCGTACTCGAGCGTGACCCTTCGTTCGTAGACCTTGTAGTCGCTAGAGTCTACGTCAGTGGTCGAGCCATCGGCCGGGTCCACGATCACGATGGATGTGATCTCGAGACACCTCAGCAGAGTGAGCTCCGGGAACAGAATGTCCGAGTGCCCAGTCCCATCGAAGTTGAAGGTCTTGTCGTCAGGCTCGAAGTGATCATCGCACTCTTCGTCGATCATCTCCATGGCCTCACGGATGGCTTGCTCGAACTCCTTGTTTGTCTCACCAGAGTCGTGAAACTTTCGTACGTCTGCTATTCGGCAGTACATGGGACGCCCTCCATGATCTCCACTACCGCGTCAGCCACCTGCTCCGGAGTGATGAGCTCGTAGCAGGGGGTGTCCCGAAAGCACTTCTTCCTGTAGCATCCAAGGCAGTCAGAGTCGGGAACTAGCTTGACGCCTCGGCCATACATATCGATGTCGTCGGCTGGAGTAGAACCGAAGATGGTCACGACTCTTCGTCTCAGAGCAATACCCAAGTGCATGCCGAACGAATCCATCGTGACCACGCAAGAGCATGAGGCCACCCAGCCAACGTAGTCCATGATCGATCGTCTCTGTTCTTGCATCTCCGGCTTGTAACCTCGCTCCTTCAGGAGCTCAGCTAACTTCTCCCAGCCTTTCCACTTCTTGAAGAATCGATCTCCGGCCATGTAGTTCAGGCCGACCTTGCCAATTTCCTCCTTGGCCTTGAAGCCCGTGAAGAACGGGTAGTCGTCAGGCTCCTCTACTCCTATCATCTTAGCACAGAGCTGCTGGTAGGTCAAGCAGCTCAGTGTCTTGGCTTCGTCGTCGATGCCGAGCTGGAAGGCCTCGCGAGCAGAGTCGGACATGGCGGCGGTGTTCCCGTACTGATCCATGCCGAACCCGTATCTCTCCTCGGCCTCGACAGCCACGGCTATGGCCGTACTCTCAGGCTCCTTATCCAAGCAGATCACGGCCTGGAACTTCATGACCATGATCGAGACCTGGCTCTTCCCGTTGTAGGGAATCAGCTTGTCAATCCCCTTGATTCTTCGCAGAATCTGAAACCCTTCGTCTGAGGTCAGCCATGTGATGTGGCAGTCGCTCCCGTACTTGGCCCTGATCGGACCAAGCAGAGAGGCGGTTCTGACCACATCCCCCATGGCGGCAAGCTTGATAAGCAGGACTCGAGTTCGAGTCGGCCTATAGTGCTTGCATCCTAGGCATCTCTGCCCGAACTTCTTGTGGGGCCAGCAAGGCTTGAACCCCTTGAAGTAGCGGCAGTCCGTGAGGATGCCCTCGAACTTGGCAACGTCTGCTAGTCGTCTACCGGTACCCATCTGTCTGGATTAGTCTCCATCCAAGCCCGAAGGCGCCCTTGGAACTTCTCCTCGTCCTGCAGCTGAAGCTGCCGACGCTGCTGGGAGTGCAGAGGATTAGCCGAGTCTCGAGACCCGCCACCCTCGGCCTCCATGTGCCACGACCTGACCCAAGGAAGATACAGACATTTGAACCCGGCGAAGTAGAGCCGGAGTGAAACGTCTGTCTCCTCCCGATGGCCCAGGTTTGTACACCATGTAGCGAACCCGCCCACGTCTTGGAGAGCCTGCTTCCAGTAGATGAACCCGCCGTGCATGTGGCAAACTTCGATGGGCTCATTGTGGTCGATCCAGTGCTGCTGCATATCGTAGGGCTCGAGGATCATCCCCGTCTCGATCTTCTTCCGGGCAAACCCGTTCTGACTGGGACCCTGATTCAGTATTCTCCCACGATGCGCGTTGAGGAG